TCATACTTTTAATTGCTTCTCAATTTCCTGTTCTAATGCATCTTGTAAAAATCTATAATCTCTTTGATTTCTTTTGTAATCTTCAGAAATACCAACTTTCAATGTATTAGGATTTTTCTTTTCTACAACTTCTTTTTGTATGTTTTTTAATAAACTAATATGATTGGTGTTTACAGTAATGTCTATCTCTATAACTTTATAAAAAATCTCATTTGAAAAATAGATTTTGTTTACATTCATAAATGCAATAAACTCTCGACAAGCTTTTTTTAATCTATTTATATTTGTTTCAATATTATAATATATTCTATAAATTTCTTCTTTTTCATACTTTCTTCTTCCATTTTCTGGTAGTTTACTTAAAAGTTCCAAATTCAAATCACTATATGAATCTATGTCGTTGTAAGTATCTATAAAAGCTTGATTTAATTTATTAACTTTAATATGTGCTTCTTGTAATATAGGTCTTATATATTCTAAATTGTATTTAGCTTTATGAATCTTTTTTCATTAAAATATCTAATACATTCTTTAATAGAATAAATTATAATCCCTAACGCAATTGTAAAGAAAGAATAATAAATAGATGGTGTTTTATCAAGTATATCTAATAATAAGCATTCTATATGTGTATATAATTCCATTTAATTACCTCATATTTTATATGGTTAAAATATTTTTGAATAGTAGACAAGTAAAAATTCTATAATGTAATTTAATAGTATTGTCCACCTAAACTAAATAAAAAAGAAGCTAAGGCAAAATGCCTTAACTCCTTACCCCTATTAGGTTTCCCCTGAAATTGTTTAGCGCTTAGTATTGCTTAATATACTGTTCTCTTTCTCATTCGGATACTTGAGTTCTATTTAAGCAAATTGGGTATAATAAGGTTTATTAAATTGTTAAATAGCTTTATATCAACGTTTTTACACTTTATTAATGTATTGTGAATTAATTGTAGTTGCCCAATATAATAAATTATATACACTGGGCAACTAACAAGGCTCTATCCCTTATGTAGCAAAAGATAGAGCCTTGTTTTATTTTTCATCACTTTGTTCTAATTCTACTTGATAATTGTAAAGTTTTTCCGCAGTTTCTAGAGTTAAATTTTTGACTTTTCTTTTACCATTTCTTAACTCACTTATGCCCCCATAGGAAATGCCAGTATCTTTTTTAATTTTATAATTCGATATTTCATTATTGTTTAGCAATTTTTCTATAACTGTATATATATGATTAAACTGATTCATAAATTAAATAGGAAATGAAAAGAAATATTTTATTATTTTCTTCTTATTATATTAACGATAAACAAAATTAAAGATAATATATTTATATAAAATGTTAACTTCTTTCTCAATTCTCTTGTCATAGACCTCACCTCCATATATAATGAGGTAAAGGGCTTTTAACCCTTTACCATTAAATGAACGATTTGATAAAATTAAGTATTTGAATTATTAAGCTTGCTATGGCTAATCGATACTTTATTTTTTCAATTCGTTCTTTTTCACTTCTTTTCATTTCCTTCTCCTTTCTTTCTTGATACTTATATTATATCGCATATGTGATATAATTCAACTGTTTTTCTTAATTTTTTATAACAAAAAAAGGATAAGGTATATCATTAGCTATATCTTTAACATCTATCACTTCAATACCTAATCCTTGTAATAAAGAGAAAATTTTATCAAAAAGTAATTGTGTTGGTGTATATTTAGCTGTAATAATTTACTCCTATCCATTTATTAATCTTTCTAAAATTTTATTATATTCTTCAAAATCCCCTTTTTCATAACTACTTGAACGCCCATCTTGAGTTTCTGAGGTCATACCTTCTGCACCTATACGGTTGTAACGTTTAGTAGCAACCTCAACAACGATAAATTCTATTTCTTCAGGAACATTATCCTCAATAGTCGGAAGCATAGCTAATAGTTCGTTTTTTACATTATCAATAATGACTTGTAATTGATCATCTTGTTTATCATCAGTTATAAGGATACGTTTTTTAACATTCTCTAAAAAGTTCATCTAGTCACCTAATTATAGATGTGATGATTCAGTATTAGAACTTGGTCTAATTGATACTTTAATAACCGCATCTACATTCTCAGGAAACATTTTTGTTGCTGACATAATAATAGTATCTGAAGTTAATCTAGTCGGTTGAACGTTATGCATTACTCCTACTAATCCAGTTTGATCAGTAATTAAATTAAATGCTTTTGATAATTCTCCATTTGGATTTGCATATGCAACATTTAAATTTTCTGCAACCGTCATCCACACTTCACCTTCTGGAACATCAGAAAATTCAACTACTCTAATACCTACAAAATTTGTTAATAGCCCCATACCAAATTGAGCGCCATTAGAAGTTATTAAACCATTTGCAATATGTTCCGCTGTGTCATTCGGATTTACAAATGCTATGGGTGTGATATCAGTATCCATAACAGTTGATAATACTGCTCTACCTTTAGCTAAAGCTCCTTGCAACGTTTTACCGCTATACTGGCTTTTACGATTTTTAGAACTAGGTAGATTTGTTTCTAATGCAGCTTTTAAAGATTCAAAGAAATCTTCTTTAAATGTCCGTTGTACATATTTTAATAGTTCATTATCCGTTTTATTAATTGCTAAATCAAAACCATGTGCTTGTATCGATTCAGCACTTGTTGATTTACGGAACTTCTTGAACTCTAAAACTAAATTATTTTGAGGTACGCGACGAATTTCAGTTAAAGGAATTTCTTCACCCTCAGCAATTCCACCTATCCCTTTTTCCCCTGGCAATGGTCTTCTCTCTGAAACTACAAAACTATACTGTTTAATTTGTTGCCCTACGCTCATAGGAATTTTATTCGTAATTGATAATGCCTCAAATAATTTACTTAAACTAATTTCAATTTTATTTGCTAAATCAATTGACTTTACGGTTCCTAAATATTCGGTTTTAATTAAAGAATTTTCTACTACCATACTTTTTACCTCCTAGTTTATGAAAATAAATTAATATTTTTTGCAATAGCAGCTTGCCTTTGTGTATCATCTTTAATTGCTAGAATCTCATCTTTTGTCATTCTATTTAATTGAGTGCTTACTGGTGAGTCTTGTCTTAATGCTCTTTCAACATTTGATTGAACTATTTTATTTAAAAGATTAGAAAAAGTTTCAACATTCTTTTTAGTGTCTTCTGCATTTGAAGTAACTAACATATCTAATAAAGGTTCCTCAGTCACATCAATGCCTTCTTTGTTTAACATCAATCGTGCTTCAGCTTTCATCTGTGATTTAGCATCTCTTACTTTATATTCTTCGAGTTGCTTAGTTAACTTTTCATTCTCATATTGTAACTGTTGATCTTTATTCATTTTAGCTAGCTTTTGAGCTTCTTTGACTGCTTCTGCTTTTTCATCTTCTTTTTGCTTTAAACGACGTTGTAATTCAGAATTTAGTCGTTGATTAAACTCTTCTTCTGAATAAACTTTTTTCGGTGTGTCTTGTTTTTCTTGTCCTTCAGATGTTTGTGCATTGTCCCCTGGTTCTTCTGCAAAAAACTGTAACTTTAATTTCAACATGTTGGTCTTCTTAGTTTGCATATTTTACACCTCATTTATTTACTCTTGATTAGTTTTAAGTCATACATGGTTCGGACTTAACACTTGCACCTTTTAACGCCTTAAGCATGGTTTGGGCATAAAAAATAACCTTCCGTAGAAGGTTAAAAAATCGTATAAAAATAGCACCACTTTCTATTTATGTAGAAAGGATGCTATGCAGAAATAATTTTTATATTTTCAATCTCAGATTCATCAATATCATATAATAAATCCCCCACTGCTAAGTGGATAGAATCTTCGCCACTTTCATTGTCGAAGCGATCATCATAGTTGGTAACTTTTCCAATGATTTGCTGTCCATCAGTAAAATCTATCACTACTTTTTCACCAATATATGTCCACAATTTCAATTTTTATCATCCTTTCCATTGGGAATAATGTGGCTCCCAGATTTTGAATAATGCACTGTACCCCATTGAGTATTTATAAATTTTCCATCAATATAGTCTTTACCTATAATTTTGCCAAAATCAATTATTTCTTTATTTTTCCACTGACCTTTCCTATTAATTACTATTTTTCCACTACCTGCTTTTTGCAATATCAATTCATTTAATTCATCATTTTTTAGAATAATATAACTTGGTATTAAATTCCCATTTCTCAAATTTTTCAACTTATATTCTTCATATAATTTATGACCTAAAGAATGTCTATTCTGTTTTTCAGGATTTATTTCTACTTTTATTTTACCATTACTTATCATTTCAAGCATTTCTTTTTTAGCTTTTTCTTGTAATTTTTCTTTTTCAGATTTTTTATTCTCTGTTTGATACTTTCCTTTACGCTCATTAAAGAATTTATCTCGCCAGTTGCCCACATGTGGCACTGTAGTACTTCTGCACCAAGGGTGCATAGGGGGCGCATTTATGCCAGGTATCATATCTTTAACTTTAAATACTTTGCCATTTAAAGAGTGACATATTTTAGATGTTTTCTTGTCTATTTTGGCCACGTATTTATATTCGCCATCTTCACCTAATTCTTTAAGATAAGTTAACTTCTGTGATTCAGCCTGCACACGTGCTGATTCAGTAACTAATAATCTACTAGCATTATAAGTAGTAGTGTTAGTTTGTTTCTTAAAATCCTTTATATACTCATTGGGATGTCTCCCTCTAAGTAATACATTACTCGTTGTTCTTTCTACTTCTTTTTGAACTACAGCCATATCTTGCCATAATCTTGTAGACCAGTTCACACCTTTAAAGTTACTGTTAACAACCGCTTTTACTTCAGTGTCGTCAATTTTCACATTTTCCCCAAGTATATGTGCTTGTCTTTCAACTTCTCTATCAACTGCATCAACAAGCTTTTCTTCAATTTTATCTTGTAAATCACTACCTGAATTTTTAACTATTAAATCTAACTGTTGCTTAAGAAGTTGCTCTCTAGATACTTTCATTGACAAGTTATATAATTTTAATGCTTTATTAGCCTCATCACTAAAATCTTTTCTTTCAACATATTGCTTTGCTTTATCACGAAATGCTAAAACATCAAATTCATCAGCTTTTTTCTTTACTTCTTGAATACTTAATCCAGTATCTAGCGCATATTTTGCATAAAATGCTAGTAATTCTTTAGCAAATTCTGCATACATTTCTAAAATAATTCTTTCTACTTCCACAACTGCTTGAGCATCAGCTAATGATTCTGCAATTATGACGTTCTGGGCGCGTTCTAGCCAATACTCAAGACTATTGGGCATTATTATCAATCATTTCTTTTTCGTTGCTAAAATAGCCCTTAAAATTCGAAGTATCAGCCTGCTCTCTAACTTTCTTTTGCTCGTCTTCCATTTTTTTAATTTCTTCATTAGGGTTATCAATAATAGGCAGTATTTTTAATCTAGTTTGTTCAGAAACGCCACCATTTAAAGCATTAAATGCTTCAATAGATTCTAATAATGACTTAGGTAAGTTAGGAGTAAATGTGATATCTATTTTTGAATAATCATGTGAATAGACACCTGTTAAATTAATATTATTGAGAAGTAACTTGTATCGCTTCATTAATCCTTTTTTAAATAAGCGTTCTTTAATTGCTCTAACCTGTTCTAAACCAAAAAGTTTATACTTAAATGAATTATTTAAGCTTAAAACATTACAAAATGGTAATAAGATAGCTAATTCAGACTTCTATAATAATTCCTATGATTACATATTTTGCAATGAATTTGGTGAGCCGCTTCCACGTTCAACCACACATAATACTATGATGTATGTCACTAAAAGATTACTTGGTAAAGAAAATGAGTTAAGTATTCACAAGCTAAGACACACACGCTACCTTACTTTTAGAAAGCAATGTACCTATGAAAGTAATTCAAGAACGTTTAGGTCATAAATCTGAAGCTATTACTAGTGAAGTTTATAGTCACGTTACTAAAAAAATGAATGATAATGCTAAAGAAAACTTTGAGAAGTATATTAAGAATGTATTTTAA